CGAACCGGACGCTGAGAACGTCGACAACCTGCCGCCCGACTATTACAAGCGCATCAGCCAGGGCAAGGACGCCGCGTGGATCGACGTCTACGTCAACGGGAACTACGGGTTCATCGTGGACGGACGTCCCGTCTATCCACAGTGGCAGGATAAAGTACACGCGTCAAAGGCCAACAAACAGAACCAACTGCCCCTAATAGTTGGCCTGGACTTCGGGCTGACGCCCGCCGCCGTGTTCGTTCAGCAGACTGAAACCGGGCAGTTCCAGGTGTTCGACGAACTGGTCACGGAAGAGTTTAGCGCCGTCGAGTTCGCTGACGCCCTGGGCGCGCTGCTGCGGTCAGCCTATCGCGGGCGCAAGGTCAACATCTACGGCGACCCAGCTGGCGAACAGCGCAGCCAGGTCGACAAGCGGACGCCGTTCATGGTGCTGAAAGCGGCGGGCATTCACGCCGTCCCGGCCAGTACCGGCGGCAAGAACCCGAACGATATGACGCTGCGGGTCGAAGCCGTGGTTCGCAACCTGACCCGGCTGACGATGGCGGGCGAACCTGGTCTGATCATCGACCCAGGCTGTCGGTACTTGCGGCGCGCAATGGCAGGCGGGTATAAGTTCAGACTGAAACAGATCAGCGGCGACGAACAGTTCCACGAATTCCCTGAGAAAAATTTGTACAGTCACGTTGCTGAGGCCTTGCAATATGCGATGGTTGGCGCCGGGCAGGCGCGGGCTGTCGTCGGGCGTGACCAGGTGAAGGCGAAGCCGCTGGATTATTCGAACATGGATAGAGGGCTGATCTGATGTCACGGACGAAAGGGCTAACGCCACCATATACCGACGAAGAACTGGCCGGGATCATCGGCAATGAAATAGACACGGCGGGAAACTTCGCCGCCGATTTCATGGAAGAGAACCGGCGCCAGGCCTGGAACTACTACCTGGGCCGCCATTCGCAGGTCCGCGATTTCAGTTCCACGACCGACGTCACGGGATACGAACGCGAAGGGCGCAGCGCAGCCGTATCTGAGGATGTCGCTGATATGGTCGAGGGTTTGATGGCGACCCTGATGCCATCGTTCGGCAGCGACGTGCCTGCGGAGTTTGAACCGACTGGCGAGAATGACGAAGAGGCGGCCAGCGCAGAGTCCGACGCCGTGGCGAATGTCCTAATGGAACAGAACCAGGGCTGGGTCGTCCTGGCGGAAGCGATCAAGGACTGCCTGCTGCTGCGGAATGGCACCATCAAATGCTGGATTGACGAACGCACCATCACTGAACGGCGGCGGTTCAAGAACATCAGCAGCCACGACATCGCGATGCTAATGGCAGCCACGCCCGAAGGCGTCACGCCCAGGCTGACAGCGCGCAAGGGCAAAAGCGCGACGCTCACGATGACCCGGACCGAACGGACGCCGAAGGTCGAGGCGATCCAGCAGGCGCATTTCCTGGTCGATCCGAACTGGCGGTCGATATTCATCGACGGCATTCCGTTCTGCGCCGAACGCAAGTTCCCGACCAGGTCGGACCTGCGCGCCGAAGGGTTCACGAAAACCAAGGTCAACAAGCTGCCCGCGTTCACAACTGACGTGGACGTCGACAGCACGGCCAACAAGGTCGAAGGGCAGTCCCCGCAGCTGGATAGCCCGGTCCACGACCAGGACGTCATCGAAACCTACGAATGCTATATGCGCATCGATATGGACGGCGACGGCATCAGCGAACTGATGCGGTTTATATGGTCGAACCGCCAAGTCCTGGACCAGCAAGAGGTCGACTTTATCCCGTACGCTACCGGGACGGGCTGGCTGGTCCCGCATCGTTATTCGGGCCTGTCGGTGTATGACAAAATCAGCCAGGTCGCCGACATCAAATCGCGGGCGTTGCGCCAGTATTTAGATAACCTAACCACGAACAATTCGGCGAAAACAGCGGTCAACGAAAACACGATCAACATGGACGATCTGCTGACTGGCAGGCCGAACGCGGTCGTCCGCAACGACGGCCCGCCAGGTGATGACATCATGCCGTTCCCGACGAACGACACGGGCCAGTCGTCGATAACGCTGCTGAACTACATGGACCAGGTGCGCGACCAGCGCGCAGGCGCAGCCCTGGCCCTGATGCAGCCGCAGGACCAGCTGGTTAAGGCGGGCATCGCAGCGCAGTCGGTCGACCGGCAGATGTCGGCGGGCGAAATGATGGGCGCAATGGTGGCGAAAACCATCGCCGAAACGCTTATTCGCTCGCTGTTCGTGCTGCTGCATTCGGTGCTGCGAACGCAGTTCCCCGAACAGATCATGCTGAACCGTTCGGGCCAGTGGGTCGCGTCCAGTCCGCAGGAATGGCAGCCGCGCAGCCGCGTGAACATTAAGGTCGGACTGTCGCCAGCTGAACGCAGCCGCAAAGCGCAGTCCCTGGTCACGACCATTAGTCAGCAGATCGGGATATTCCAGAACGGCGGCGCTGACGTCCTGGTCGACGCTAACGGCATCCATCGCGCCATCCTGGACTGGTCACGCGCTGTCGACCTGGAAGCGGCAGAAAAATACTGGATCGACCCGGAATCGCCACCAGCTGTCGAAGCGGCTAAGGGCATGAAGGAACTGGCGGAGAAACAGCAGAACCAGCAGCTGATGGTGCTGGCATCGCAAGCGGCAGCCGACAATAAGAACAGCCAGCGCGATTTCAGTATCGACCAGGCGAAAATCGTCCTGGAATACTTCAAAACGATACTGGACGCCGAAGTCGAAGGCACGAAGATAGCCCAGGCAGCGGAAGCTGCGGCACAGGTGGCAACAGGTGAAACTGAAAGCGAAGGACGTTCTAACGGCGCTGGATGACCTAGAAATCGCGGACAGGCTGCGCGCTAGATATTTCCGCGTCTGGTGCGCCAGCACGACCGACGATCACTGGGACGAAATCAGAGCCAAGCTGGGCGTTGTTGATGACGTCCTGTCGGAACTGCGGAAGGCAGCGAACAAGGAAGGGGTAGACAGTGGCAAATCCAGAACCTAATATCGACCAGGTCGCAGCGGTTACTGACCTAATCACGGAGGGGACTCCGGAGCCTGCGGCATCACTGGAAGCGGGGACGCTTCCCCTAACGGATGACCAGGCCGCACCTGGTCCGCAGTCGGGCGATGATCCGGGGACGGATGATCTAACGCCGACTAGCCTGGCGAAACAGCTGGGTATAACGCCGCAGGCGTTGTTCAAGTCGCTGAAAATTCCGGTCGATGGCGGGGAACCGCTGACCCTGGAACAGTTCAAGGACGCGGGCAAACAGCTGCGGGATGTAACGGACGCGCAGAACGATTTGGCGGAAAAGCGCGTCGCCTTCGAAAACGAAACCATGACGCAGCGGCAGGCGCTGTCGGGGATGCTCGCTAAGATTCCTACGGACCTGCTGACTGATGACCTGGTCGCTGGCGTTCAGATGGAACATCAGCAATATGTCGAAGGCGAACGGGCCGCTTTATTCGGGATTCGCCCCGATTTGCAGGACGGCGCGAAATGGTCGCAGGTGCGGTCGATGTTGATCCAACACCTGGCGCCCTACGGATTCCGCGATGTCGAAGTCGACAACATTATCGACCATCGGCTGGCGAAATACGTTATCGATAACGCTGAACGTGCGATTCGGATCGCGGAACTGGAAAAGACTGTCGAAAAGGGCGCGCAGAAACTATCGGGGACCAAACCGAAGCCAGCTGCGGTGCGCGAAGTGAAACCAGCGCGGTCGAATGCGCCGAAAATTCAGAATCAGGGCGTGATGTCTGAAAAGGTCGCACAGGTCGCGAAGTTATTAGGGGAATAAAACCGTGAGCGCAACAAATTTAGATGGTGCAGACCTTGCTGCCGTTGTTTTGGGAGGCCTCATAAATCCTGACATCATGCAGCAGATTTTCGATATTTCTGACATCCCGCTGCCCTTTACCGACCGAATTGCGTCGGGTTCACACGACAATTCCGCGCCAAGTTGGACGATGGATCGGCTCGCTGCTCCTGATCTGACGAACGCAGTTGTCGATGGAGATCCTGCCGGAACAGACGATTCATCTAACGGCATTCGCGTCAATCAACATTCGCAGATCAGTCAAAAGACGCTGCGCGTGTCTACCAGGGCGCAGGATTCGAACACTATCGGATTCGCGAACAGTCTGGCGTACCAGGTGATGATGCGCGGCAATGAAGCGCGCAGGGACGTCGAGGCGATCATGCTATCGGTTCAGGCGTCGGTCGCTGATGACGGGGCGTTAGTCCCTGGCAAGTCGGCGGGACTTGGTGCCTGGATTGTGGGGACCGACATTTTCGGCGACGCAACTGGCTCTGCCGTGCGTGGCGCGTTAGGCGCTGACGGCGGGTGGCTGGATACCGACACGGATGGTCTGGTCGCAATCCCGACAGCAGGGACCACGGTCGGTCTGGCGGTCAGTACCATCCAGGACGTCGCGCAATCGATCTGGCAGCTGGGCGGCAATCCGACGCTGATAATGGCGCGGCCCGAAGTCATCAGGCCGTTGTCGTCGTTCATGTTCACATCAGATGCCGCTATTGCGACACTGACCAGGGACAAGGGCGAGGATGGGCCTGCCTCTGCGCAAATGTCCGTTAATATTCTGATCACTGATTTCGGCGTCACCCTCTCCATGATAGCCAACAGATTGCAGCAGGTGGCATTCACAGATAACGACAATTTATATGTGATGGACCCATCCGGCGCGATGCAGTCATTTCTGACGGGCTGGAATACTGCGCCCCTGGCGCGTGATGGCACGGCGGATAACCGCCAGGTCAGCGCGGACTGGACGTTAAAGGTACTGAACTGGGAAAACTTCGGTGTCATCGCAGACATTGACGCAACATCCGCAATCCTTGCCGTCCCGGCATGACGACGTCAGGACGCGGGTCTGGTTTGAGCATGGCGCGTTAGTTCGCGAAAACTATCAGCCGACCAGGAACGCGGAACTGCGGAAGGTCGAAGCGCGGCGAAACAATCCGGGCAGCGTGAAAGACGTTGACGGGCTGGGTCGCTGCGCTTTAACTATTCCGCAGCATGATTTCCAGCGCCTGGTGAAGATATTCCCCGACCTGATCTGCCCCGACGGGCTGGAACAGACCATTGCCTGGCGCAAGTTTATGCGTCATCCGTTGTCAGAACCGTATCGGAATTTCAGGAAAATCTAATGGCAAAACCTAAGATTGCGAACAATATGCGCGGGACGCTGATTCGATCCGGGGGCGCTCGACCTGGTGCGGTATCGAACGGGTATTCGGTTCAGCCCATCGCCAGGGTCAGCCCGCACAATGCAAACAAGCGTTATCTGATCGCGAACCGTAGGCGCAAGGCGGTCCAGGTGTGAGCCAGATTGTCGACAGGGCGTCGCTAATCACGGAGTTCCAGGCGTACATAAAACGGTCGTTTACGATTGACCGGCAGGATACGTTCGTCCAGCTGTCGGAACTGCGCATTCAGCGCGACCTGCGCCCGCAGGAAACCGTGATTAAAACGACCATCGTTCCGACGTCGAACCTGGTCGACCTGCCTGCTGACTTTATCGACGTCCGCGAACTGTCGGCGAAAAAAGGGGCGCGGGTTATCGTGCTGTCGTCGGTCGGACGTCACAAGCTGTCGGTTGCAACATCGCAGACCGGGTTTCCCCTGGTCTATTCGATCATCGGCAACCAGTTCGAATTCGGGCCGATAACAGCGCCAGCCGAGTTCACGTTATGGTACTGGAAGAAACTGCCGCCCCTGGTCAATCCCGCCGACACGAACATTCTGTTGACCGCGTTCCCCTATATCTGGCTGTACGCGATGCTTGTCGAAGGCGCTGTTTATGTCCAGGACGACACCATGCGTCAGATCGCCATCGATACATACCTGACTGAAATCGAGCGCGTCAACCGACGCGCCAGGGAATCCAGGTTCGGAGAAGCGCCAGTTTTAGGGGCAGCATAATGCCCCTGGACGCTGCGAACTTTATCGCCGAACTGGACATCGACTCGCCGCCGGGGACCGATCCTCTAAATCAAGGCGACGACCAAATCCGTACAGCTAAACGCACACAGCTGAATTCCTTCCCGCTGGTAGGTGGCGCGGTCAACATCACGCACGACCAGATGAACCAGATGGCGATAAAGAACGAAGCGAACACGTTCACGCAACAGCAACAATTCGCCAACAATATCCTGCTGGATTCGGGCGGGAATAATAGTATTTTCTTCGACAACACCGGCGTCCGCGTGTGGCAGTTGCTTCACGTCGGCGGGTCGGCACAGTTGGAACTCCGCCGGTTTGTCGGCGGGGCGCTGATCGACGCGCCGATGCAGATCAACAATGCGTTCGGCGAATTTACGTTCTTAGCCGATGCGAGTTTCGGTCGCACGTTGTTGGCCGCTGACGGTGTGGCCGGTGCGCCTGCGTACAGGTTCACCAACAGCACCAATATGGGAATGTACCGTATCGCGAACGGCATCCTGGGGCTGTCGCCGAACGGAACAGAACAGTTCCGAATGACCAGTGTTTTCTCGCAGTTCGCCGGAGTGTTACACGCGCCGGACGGCACGACCGCAGCGCCGGGGTATGCGTTCACCAGCGACCTGGGCACGGGGATAACCGCCAGCGCCACGTCGTTAAATATCTCCGCCAATGGTCAGTCAATCGCGTCGTTCACTTCCAGCAGCGACATATTCGCAGCCGATGGCCGGTCCTGGGCGGGCAACAGTCTGCGAACCGTATCGCGGCCCGCGTTTAACTTCAACAGCGATTCAGATACCGGGTTCTATAACCCCGCCGCGAATACTATCGGGATTGGAGTCGGTGGCGCGGCGTGGGGCACGATGGACGCCTTCGCGTTATGGTTAGCTGACGGTGTTTCGGTCCACGGCGACGCAGCAGGTGACGCAGCCGATCCGGCGTTCGCTTTTACTAACGATACGGATTCGGGGCTGTTCCGTGCTGCCGCCGATTCTGTTTCGATTGCGGCTGGTGCGGAATCGGTGCTGAACTTTGACAAAGGCACAAAGGCAATGTGGTCTGGCGCGGGCTATCATTTCCGTATGGACGGCACGGCTGACGCGGGTACGCCGGTTTATTCGTTTTCAAATGATACCGATACGGGGATGTACCGGCGGGCGGCTAATGCGCTGGGGTTTGCTTCCGCAGGTGCGGAGATATTCAATATTGGCAGCGGCGGGATCGGGGTCATATCTGGCAAGCTGTGCTTTTTTAACCTGCCAACAAGCGCCGGAACGTCCGGTTCATTGTGGAATAGCGGCGGAGTCGTAAGGGTGGCGTAATGGCATTAGATGCAGCAAATTTTATATCCGAACTGAGCATAACCGATCCGCCTGGCAGCGATCCTTTGAGCCAGGGCGACGATCAGCTTAGAACATGCAAACGCAGCGTTTTTAACAGTTTCAGATTGATCGACAAAGCGGTCGACATAACCGCCGATCAGATGAACCTGATGGCGATTAAAAACGAAGCGAATGTTTTCACGGCGGAACAAACGATCCAGGACAACGGTCTGGTTTTTAATGCCGACGCCGATGTCGGGATTCCGCTGACGTGGAAGCGTAGCGCCTTGCTCCGATGGCAGCTAAGTATGACGGCTGACGGCAGCAATAACGACTGGTCGCTGGCCCGGTTCGATGACCTGGGCGATTTCCTGGACTTGCCGATACAGGCGGACAGGGCGACGGGCGTTATCAATTTCCCACACGTCCCGACCATTGCGGGCGATCCGATCTGGACGCCTGGCGAAATTAAAATGTTAGTTATCGGTTCGACGCCGCCGTCGAATAACTGGTTCAGCGCCACCGGCACGAACGGAACGGTCGACCTGCGAAATCGGTTGTTCGCGATGTCGGATTCGTTCAGCGGGCCACGCGCCCCGTTTATTGATTTGCAGATCGACCCTGGTGTTATCAGTGGCTCGACGGTGCTAACCGTGGCGCAGACGCCTTCGCATCGTCATACCGTGCTGACCGGAATTAACGGTTCAGGGATCACGGACACGACGCTGGCGTTTTCGTCTACTGTCGATACCGACACGGTCATAGCTGGCAACCGGCAGAACAGCAATGCGTTTTTAATTGACGACAACAACAACAACGTGCCTTTTATGTCGAATGTCGGCGGCGGCGCGGGCCACACGCACACGATCCCCGAAGCAGAAGTCGACATTCCTGGCAACGATGCGTTTCAGATCATGCCGTATAGTTATCACTTCCTAACGGTTCAATATGTGCCATGAGTCCACAAGTACAAAAAGGCGAACGTTCCCGCGAAGATAGAATTCTGACCGAAATCCGGCCCGAATCTATTGTCGAAGATGTCCCGCCTGCGGAAGTCCCGCCGCAGTTCTGGACGCAGATGCGGAACTTTTACATGCGCGTCGGGTACGCCCAGCGCATCAGCGGCGTGTCGCAGTTTTTCGACGACTGGACCGACGAACCGCTGAACCTGACGAACGTGTTTTCGTCAACGCTTAACTTTTGGGTCGTGATGGGAAAGGACACGATTCAGGTTATCGACCAGGGCGGCGGCGTTAACGATATTACGCCCGCAATTTATGTCGGGCCGGTCCTGGCAGCGGAATCAAATCAGACCGTCATAAACGGGTTCCCGGTCCAGAACTTCCGACAAGAACCGCCGACGTTCTGGGATTTAAGTACGTCGAACATATGTGCGCCGCTGCCTGGTTGGCCCGCTGCGACGACCTGCCGGTCAATCCGAACCTTTAACAATTTTCTGTTCGCGTTGAACATGACCGAAAGCGGGACAGAATTCCCGACTAAATTGCGCTGGTCAAACGCCGCAGAACCAGGAACCGTGCCCACGGAATGGCTGGCTAGTGCCACGAATAATTCCGGAGACGCATCACTGGCAGACACGGCGGGCGGGATCATCGACGCGGCTGCGCTGCGCGGTCAGTTCGTCATCTACAAACAACACGCGACTTATCTGGCAAACTTCGTCGGCGGTTCGTTCGTGTTCACGTTCAGGAAATTCCTGACGACGTCGGGGATCATGGCGCGGAACTGCGTGACCGAGGCGCTGGGCAATCATGTAGTTATGACGGACGGGGATGTTTTG